CGGAACAATGATACCTGTACCACCGTCTGTATTACTGCCATCGTAAAAACGTAGGCCAGTAGTGCCTTTGCCTATGTATGTATCAACACCACCAGCAGTGACCCCAATACTCCCCACAGTGGAGCCGTCTTTGCAGATATTGATAATCTCACCATCAGATGTTTGCCTGTTCACATAAAAAACAGTTCTTGCATCACTTGCTATAGATACATGATCTTCGGCAATTCTTACGCCTTCAGAGCCGTCTGAATTATTGTACAGTGTTGTATCAGTAGTCCCTACCAGCAAGTTACCGTTGCTATCGATGCGCATGCGTTCTGCATAGTCGTGACCGTAGAACAATACTCCGTGATTAGAAGCGTCATACGCCATACCCGCCGCAACATTATCTGAATTACGACCGAATGTAATACCCGCCAGACCTGTTGTGTCTGCACAAATAACTTGCATGTGTGCATCACCACCAGTGTTCCTTACGCCCATGTATCTATCTGCAGATAATGAAGTTCCAGACCCACCTACCGCAGCAACAATCTTTTCTGCTTCTATAGTGCCAGCTACGTCTAATTTCTCACTAGGCGAATCCGTCCCAATGCCAACATTACCGCTGCTGTCGATGCGCATGCGTTCTGTGTCAGCAGTATCAAAAGTGACATTGTTTGTGCTAGTTAGTGATGTTTTCCAAGAGCCTACTGTTTTATATTGAACAATAAGACTTCCCTGCTCTTGTGTAGCGGTATCGTTGTAAAACTGAAGTTTCCACCCGTCATCAGCGTTTAAAGCCGTTCCTGATATTCTGAGAGCAGTAACAAGATCTAAGCCTCCAGAATTTCTAACAACATGCAGAGGCACACTAGGACTACTCGTCCCAATGCCCAAGCTCTCAGCACTCGCATCCCAGAAGAACTTTGCCGTGGTGCCTGTGTCCTCGTAGAAGCTAATGTCGCCGTTTTCACTAAATAAAGCCAAACGTTCTGAAGTAGTGTTGTTTCGACTGAAACCTATATAAGTACCTGCTTGGTTATTATCTGTATCTACCTGTAACTCAATCTGACCTAACGAAGAAATCTTACCTGCGTTATCAATAACAAGATTATCAACGTCTGCTGTCCCATCCACAGTCAGCCCATCGCTGGTCAAAGTACCCGTGATGTCTACGCCTGTGCTGGTGGTGGCGAGTTTGGTGGCGTTGTTGTGATAAAGCGTTACGGCTCCGTCTGTTGCAAATATAGCTTTGTTTTCCGTTGCTGCTGCATTTTGTACAACTAACTGATCGGCCTGAACGTAAAGACTTCCCGTTGACGATAGCTCTTTAATTATTCCTGAGTTTCCATCACTATAAATCTGTAGGTCAGACCCTGCGCCGAAGATGGCTTTGTCGTTGTCGCCAAAGGATAAGTCATTTGAGATGGTTGCATTACCGTCGATCTTATCAATAGCGTCATTGATCTTGGTACGAACTGATGCAAGGCTTTCGCCATTATTGAATGTCGCCATAATGCAACCCCTCTATATATTTATGATACTTGAATAACGCCGTCTGTCGCTGAGAAGTCTAGCGTAAAGCTATCCCCATCGTTTAGCGTCAATGACAAGCCATAGTCATAATAACCAATCAGCGGATCGGCTGGCGTTGCCACAGTATCATTGTAAATGTAAACGTAGCGGAATGGCCCAACATCGCCGCCTGATGCAGTCAGCGTAATGTCGTCTAAAACCAGCTTATATGTGCCGCTTGTTTGCGTGGATGATGATGTTGTCACGTTGCGTGTTGAGCAATTCGTATAAGAAACTTCAGTCACGTTGCCCAAGATGCCGTTGCCGTCTGTCGTTGGGTCTGTGCCTTCAGCGGATGGGGCGGTGTTTGACAATGCCACAACGATCTGGTCACTTTCCAAATCCATGTTATGCACTGCGTTCACAACGAAATCGTTGATCTTGTTAAATGTTGCCATTTTGGAACTCCAGATATTTTAAGCATATGCAAGCGCATTCTAGCGCATTTTAAGGTGTTTGCAAAGGTTAGGTTGGTTTAGTTGGCCAAGTCGGGTTGCGCGGGTCAGTGGTGTTGGCGGGAAGGTCACGCAAGGCTTGGCGGTAAGTGGCCCATGCGGCAGCGTCTACAGGTGCGTCAGCAACTTGCGTCCAATCTGATTGAGCCAGTAATTCATCCCTTTGCGACCTTAACGCTTGCATGTCCAAGGCATCTTGTTCTGCATCAGTTGGGCCAGAGAATGTATCAGTGGCCGCATCGTAGTACCAATGCAGTTGATCTATGTAATCATCTGATTGAACTTCAGCATAACCAGAAGCGGGTGTGTTTGATTTGTTAGACCAACCAGAAATTGCACCAGTTGTAATGTTGTATGTTACATACATCTTGCTGCCCCTACTTGGTAAACTCAATCACAGATAACGAATATCTATCCGCTGACATTTCATCTTCACTAGAACTGCCCCCGCTAAAATAGAAACCCATTGTTGCAGTTCCAGAAGCAGCACTTTCAATAGCTAATGCCGCCGTGAAAGTGGCCGTATAACCGTTGTTTTCAAGTGTAACATTACCAGCCGCTCCAACATTAGTGCAAGGTGAGGTTACAACCGTTGAGCCATCATACAGCACAAAATAACAAGTATTCATGCCACTAGGATCGCTGCCAGAAATCTTTTTAATAGTAAGGGTAGCGGTTCCGATCAAGGTTGAACCTGCTACTATACCCGAAAGAGAAGCATAGTTATTGTAACGGTACATAGTCTGTGCGCCAAACCCAAGTGCTGAGCGAATAGCCGCAGTGGAGTCGGCTGTCGAATTAGCATCAAATGAGCTTGTATTACCACCAGTAACCACATCTGCAAAAGTAAGCCCAGGCAATTCATTTACAGTAAGCGTTCCAGTTCTTATATCATTAGCATTCAGCGTCCCACGGATGATGGCATTCTGAAACTCTGCATTGCCAGTATCACGTTCTATTTTCCAACCCGCACTGCCAGCTACATAGTTATCGCTTTCTAAATCAGTTGTTACTTGGATCGCATTTGAAAGGCTGCCAAAACTGACAGTGACAAGTCCCGTAGAACCATTCTTTGTAGCCGTAAAACTAGCTGACCACTCATAAACCGAAGTGTCTGTAATATCCACGGCTGGCTGGGTCTGCGAGTAATTCGCGGAAAGACCCGTAAGCAAACCTGTTGAAAAGTTGAACCCTGTTGCTGATGGAGCCGAAGGTGTCCCAGCTTGTAATATTTGATAGTAAACCCTACCCGTGACCACAGTATCGCCGTCATCACCATCCGCTCCATCTTCACCATCTTGGCCAGCGGTCAACGCGGCATCGGTTGTCACTGGATCGCTTGCAACTACTGTACTTGTATTAGGCGGCGTTGTAAAATCAATAGCCTCAACCCAATAGTAATATGTTGTGTTCTCAGCCAACCCGCCATCAACAAACCTGTCAGCCGATACGAATGCAATATGATTAGACGGCTGGCTGTTACTGGTGCTTCGGTAGACATGGTAACCCTTTAAGTCGTAAAGATCACCGCCGCCAGCTTGTGTGGTTGGCGCAGTCCAATCTAATGTGACGCTTTTAACCCCGCCAGTTGCGCTTAATCCAGTTACGGGTGATGGCGCGATAGTGTCACCGCCAACTGTGTGAGGAGATGCCGCAACCCAAGTGCTTTTTCTGCCAGTTGTCATAACCGCGCGAACACGAATGTTATACTGTTCGCCAGCCTCAAACGGGCCAAGGATGATGCTATTCTGACCAGCTTCAATCTGCGCAGATGCGTAATCTGATGCGCTGGTCAACTTCCACTGGACTTCGTGATGGTCAATGAATTTGTTTGTACCAGCCGTCCAAGCTACCTTCACTTGTGCAACAAAAGTTCCATCAGTCTGAACAACACCCGTGTCAGTAACCGCTATGGATGACGGCGTAATGCTATCTGAAGGGCTTGGTAATGTGCTATTGTTAGCAGTAATTTGGCTTTCTTCAGCCGACCAACTGAATGCCGCCGCTGATGTTTCGCGTAGGGTCAAGGCAACCCGTAAGTCACCCGCGTCACCGTCATTGCGGAACTTCCAGCCAACTACCTCAAACTCTTTTGCCGTCCAGCCATAGCGGTCAATCGTAAGTGCGATAATATCACCGCACTCTACCTCAAACGCTTCTAGGCCAAAGTCAGCCGTGAAGGTCATTTCTTCCCGTGCGCGGAATAGCGTCATCTTTGTCAGACGTTGCGCCGTGGCCGCTGATGTTGTCAGAGGCAGTGCTAGGTCAAGCGCGTTCTCTACACCGCCATCGTTTGTTATGAATGTGGACGACCTGATTTCAGGATAGTCAGCGCGAATGAAGCCTTGGTCAGCATCATTGAAAGTACCGCGCACAATGTTGAAGTTGTCACGGCGGCTGTGCTTGGTGTCCAAGTTGATCGGGCCACGCAGATCGTCTAGCGTAAATGTCTTAATTGATGATGTATATTCGCCAACCTTCAGGTGCCATTCGCCCTGACCCCAGAATAACGTGCCAGCGCAAGCAGTCATCATGTCGCCCAAGATGTCAGAAGGACTGCGATCTAGGCTTATAATCCCGTTGATCTCATATCGGCTTTCTGTCCCGCTGCCAGCTAAGGTAACGCTTTCATCGCATGTATTAGCCGCCGTTTGGAAGTAGGCATCATTCACATCACCCGAATTATCCAGACCGTATGCCGAAACAAGATAATCACGAATGCATAACGCCGCATTTGCTGAATATGCTGTTGTGGATGTGCGTGGATCGTAAACCTTTTTTCCCTGCACTTTTGCAGTAAATAATGGCACACCTTCAGCGAAAACGTCCTGATCGTATTCCATGCGCACATAAATGTACGCAATGCCTTCGCCTTTGAAGTCAGATGTGACAGATGTTTCGCTAACTAGATCACTGTCTGCCGTTTGGTTATCTGCGCCTGTATGCTTCTTGATGCGGATTTTAGAT